CCACCGCGTACAAAAGCGGGGGATAGGGCAGGGGGGTATACCCCTCGGCGGCCCGGTATGGAGTGAGAAGAGGAACGACAATGAAACCTGGTCCCGCGCCGCTGCCGGCGAACGTGCACAAGCTGAACAATAACCCGTCTAAAAAATCGGATCGGGATCTTCGAGACGACATCAAGCCCGACGTCGTGCTGCCGGATCCGCCGGAGCATTTGATGCCGGAGGCCAAGGCCGAGTGGGTCAGGCTCGGGCCGGAAATGATCCGCCTGGGGTTAATCACGCAACTCGACCGCGCGGAATTTTCGCTGTACTGCCAGTCGTGGGCGCGTTGGAGCTACGCCGAGTTGATGCTTAAGAAGCTCGAGGATGCGGGCTTGGTCGAGTCCACACCGTCCGGTTATCGTCAAATCGGTGTGTGGCTGCAGATCGCGCATCGCGCGGCGGAAGCCATGCACAAGTCCGCGGTTGAGTTCGGCATGACGCCGAGCGCGCGCACCGGATTCACCGGACGCCTGACCCCTCAAATGCCATTGTTCCCCGATGCCCATCAACAAACCGGCGGCACCGAAACCCCTGCGAACCCGGCGGCGCGCCACCTCGACTGATCGCACAACCGCGTATGCACGGAAGGTTGTAGCTAAACAGATCATCGCGGGCCCGCACGTGCGGGATGCGTGCGCCCGGCATTTGAGGGATCTGAAAAACGGCGCGGCGCGCGGGTTGACCTGGGACAGGGCGGAGGCGGAAAAGGCGATTGATTTTTACCCGGACGTGCTGCGGCTGAACGGCGGGCAGTTTGAAGGCGCCGTGTTTCACCTGCTGCCCTGGGAGTGCTTTATCGTCGGCAGCATCTACGGGTGGAAGAATGCCGCCGGCACCCGGCGCTTCCGCGTGGTGTATGTCGAGACCGGCAAGGGCTCTGGGAAATCGCCGCTCGCCGCCGGCATCGGAATCAAAGGGCTGACCGCGGACAAGGAACCGCGAGCTGAGGTCTACAGCGCTGCCACGAAGAAGGACCAGGCCGAGATACTGTTTCGCGACGCGGTGGCGATGGTCCGGTATTCCACGGATCTATCCACTCGCTGCCACATCAGTGGGGCGATCGGGCGCGAGACCAACATCGCCTTCAACAAGACGATGTCGTTTTTCCGGCCGATCAGCTCGGACGAAGGCAAGTCCGGGCCGCGGCCGCACGTTGGCCTGGTGGACGAGCTGCACGAGCATCGCGACTCGTCGGTGATCGACATGATGATTGCCGGGTTCAAGGGGCGCAGCCAGCCGATACTGTTCACTATCACCAATGCCGGCAGCGGCAAGACCAGCGTCTGCTGGAACTACCACGAATATGCGCGCCAGGTGTGCAGTGGTCTGGCTAACAACGACGAGTTTTTCGGGTACGTCTGCGCGCTCGACGAGAAGGACGATCCGTTCGCGGACGAGGATTGCTGGCTGAAGACCAACCCCAGCCTGCCGGCGCTGCCCGGCCTCAACTACCTGCGGGGGCAGGTCAAGTCGGCGCGCGGCATGCCGGCGAAGGAATCGCTGGTCAAGCGGCTCAATTTCTGCATCTGGACCGAGGCCGACAGCCCGGCGATTTCGTCGCACGTGTGGATGTCCGCGCGGCGCGACTACACGATCAAGGATTTTATCGGCCGGCGCTGCAGGGCCGGACTGGACCTGTCCAGCACCACCGACCTGACGGCGCTGGTGCTCGCCTTCGAGCCACGCGATGAAGCCGAGCCGTGGGCGTTGTTTCCGTATTTCTGGTTGCCGGGGGACGACCTGGCGGACAAGGAAGAAAAGGACCGCGTGCCGTACCTCGCCTGGCGCAAGGCGGGCCATATCGAGACGCACCCGGGGCGCGCGATCAACAAGCTGGCGGTCATCCGCCGCATGGTTGAGATCACAGCGAGCTTCGAGCTCGTCAGCGTTGCCTACGACCGGTGGCGGATCGAAGACCTCAAGATGCTGATGGCGCAAGAGGGCATTGATCTGCCGCTTTTGCCATTCGGGCAGGGCTTCAAGGACATGGGGCCGGCGTGGGATGAATTCGAGCGCCTGCTGCTCAACGGCCGGCTGGTGCATCCCGGCAACCCGGTGCTCACCTGGAACGCCGCGAACGCCATCGTGGTGGAAGACCCGGCGGGCAACAAGAAGCCGGCGAAGGACCGTGTCACGGGCAGGATGGACGGCATCGTCGCCACGATCATGGCGATCGGGAAATCCGCGGGCGACGAGCCGGGGCCCAGTGTCTACGAAGAGATCGCGCGCGCAGAGGCGCTAGCACGAGAGCAGCAAGCTCAATCAGGAATGCCAGTATGAATTTCTTACAGCGGCTGCTGAATCGTATTCTCTGGAAGCCCGAGAGCCGGATTTACATCGGTTCGCGGCAGGCCGGGGTCACGGTCAACGAGGATACCGCGCAGGCGTTCTCGGCGGTCGGGGCGTGCGTGCGGATAATCTCCGAAACGCTGGCCTCTCTGCCGTGGCCGACTTATCGGAAACTCGATTCCGGCCGCCAGGCGATGCCCGGCCACCTGGTGAACTGGCTGCTCAACAATCAGCCGAATCCGGAACAATCGGCGATGGCGTGGAAGCGCCAGTTGCTTGCGCACTTTCTGACGTGGGGCAACGGGTATTCTGAGATCGAGCGCGGCGCCGATGGCCGGGCCATCTGGCTGTGGCCGCTGCCGCCGGACAGGTGTGAGATCAGGCGGTCCGAAACCGGCGCGCTGGTGTGCCTGGTGCGCGGGTTGGACCAGAAACCGCACGTCCTCCCGCGCGAAAATGTTTTTCATCTTGCCGATGGCTCCTACGACGGAATCATGGGGCTGTCCAGGATTCATCTCGCCCGGCGCGCGATCGGCACGGGGATTGCGCAGGACGCGTTCACGGCGAGCTACTACCAGAACGGGGCTTCCGTTGGCGGCGTCATCGAAAATAAACTCGGCAAGACCCTGAGCCCGGAAGGCAAAAAAACACTGCTGAGCGAGTTCAACGAGAAGTACGTCGGCCCGGATCGCGCGCGCAAAACGCTCTATCTCGATTCCGGCATGGAATACAAGCCGCTCGACGTGCCGCTGGCCGACGCGCAGTTCATCGAAAGCCGCCGCTTTCAGGTCGAGGAAATCTGCCGCTGGTACGGCGTGCCCCAGCACCTGGTGCAGATGCTCACCGAGTCCAACTACGCCATCAGCTACACCGCCGACAAGAACTTTGTAGAGCACACGCTGCGCCCGATAGCGACGCTGATGGAGCAGGAAGCGAACATCCGGCTGTTCGGAGCGCGCGCAAGTGGCGCCGTCTACAGCCGCATCAACCTCTCTGCTCTCATGCGTGGAGACCCCAAGGTCAGGGGCGAGTGGTACAAGGCGATGATCAATGCGGGCGTGATGTCGATCAACGAGGTCCGCGAGCTCGAGGAGCTGAACTCGATCGGCAAGGAGGGCGACGAGCACTACCTCCAGACCAGCATGACGACCCTGGGCCGGATCGCCGAGGGGACGAACATCACGCAGCCGAAGCAGCCGGCGGAACCGGGCGAACCCGAGGAGCCGGACGAGCCCGCGGAACCCAAGGCGGCGGTTGCGAAGAAGACGCGCAAGCGCAAGGCCAAGGTCCAGAACGTCATCCGGCGCGATGCGCTGGCGTGGTGGAAAAACGGTGGAAAGGAGATCGCGCATGGATAAAATCATCAAGATTCAGCATCGCGGCATTGTTGGCGAGCCGTTGGTGGTCGGCAGTTCCGTGGTCATCGAGTCCTGCGACGCCAACGAGTTGTGCTTGCGCGTCGCGCCGCTTGCGTCGACGGGGGATCATCGTGTTGCTTCCAAAAAGCAGCACGCATCCGACCTGGCCGAGATGAAGGAGGCCCAGGTCCTCGATCAGCGCAAGGCAGCGGAGCCCGCCCCATGACCACAAACATCCGGTTCGTCAACAAGGGCTCGCGCGGCGAGATCTGGCTCTACGACCAGGTCGGCGAGGGCTGGTTCGGCGGCATGTCCGCGAAGACGTTTGTCGCCGAGATGCAGAAGCTCGGCAAGGTTGACGTCATCAACCTGCACATCAACTCGCCTGGTGGGTCGGTGTTCGATGGCGTGGCGATCTACAACAGCCTCAAGAGCCATCCCGCGCGCATCGAGGTGGACGTGGACAGCGTCGCGGCCTCCATCGCGTCGTTGATTGCGATGTCCGGCGACGAGATCCGCATGGCTGCGAACGCCATGATGATGATCCACGATCCCATGGGCGTTACCGTCGGTTCGGCCGACGACATGCGCAAGACCGCCGATCTGCTCGATCAGGTCAAGGGCGTGATCGCATCGACCTACGCCAATCGCACCGGCAAGAAGGAAGCCGAGATCGCGGCGCTGATGACCGAGGAAACCTGGATGACGGCCGACGATGCGCAGAAGCAGGGTTTCGCCGATCTCGTGACCGAAGAGCAGCGCATCGCTGCCTGCACGGGTTTTGACTTTTCCAACTTCAGGCGCACGCCTTCCCAGCTCACCGGGAAAGCGCGCCCCGCAGGACATTCCATGGCGCAGGTGAAGCTCGTCGCCATGGACACCAGATCGAGGGTAACAACTCGATAAGCCGGCGCCTACCGCCGTTTCCGGCCGCCTTCAGGCGGCTTTTTTTATTTCAGGAGCCACCAATGACGATCGAAGAACTGAAGGGCCGGCTTGTCGAGCTGAATGAAACCGGCAAAGCAATCCAGGCGAAAGCCGACGCGGAGAAGCGCGACCTCACCGCGGACGAGCAGAAAGAGGTCGACGCGATCTTCGCGGAATTCGAGCAGGTCGAGACCGACATCAAGCGGCGCGAAA